ACACCTACGTTCACGCTGCAAGTGCCACGTATCAGGGAGCACGGACCTATGATGTCCATGGAATAAGATTGCCCAGCGTCACTACGATCCTTGCAAAAACAAAGGATCAGGCTTATTTAACCAACTGGAAAAATAAAGTTGGACATGAGGAAGCAGAACGAATCAAGAATTTATCTAGCAAGAGGGGCACTGCCATGCATAAGTTCATTGAGAAATACATACAGGAATCCGGTTATGAAGATCTTACGGAGATCGGCGTTGAAGCTAAACCGATGGCTGAAAAAATTATAGAATCAGGACTTAAACCTATTTCCCATTATTACGGATCAGAGATTACACTCTATTATCCAGGGCTCTATGCAGGGGCAACGGATCTTGTTTGCATGCATAATGATATGGAAACGATTGTCGATTTCAAGCAAGCGAATCGCCCAAAGAAAGAAGAATGGATTGAAGATTATTTTTTACAGATTGCAGCCTATGCCATGGCTCATGATGAGGTCCACAGATCAAGAATCAGGCAGGGAGTAATTATGATATGCACGCCTGATCTTTATTATCAGGAATTTAAGATACAGGATGCTGATCTGAAGAGATGGAAGCATAAGTTTTTAAAAAGGTTGGATGAATACTATGAAATTATGAGAGAGCCGACCATCAATGAAAAGGAATTATTAAATGAATTTGAAAAAAGCAGAATTTAGAGTTGGGATAGAGCGAATCTCGTCAGGGGTGGCGGCCTCTGTGTATGAAAGCTGGCTCAGGGGCTCGAATCCCTGATTTTATGACCTTGAGTCAGCACCCGTCAAAACCTAAAGTTTATGTGGCTATGCCATGCTACGACTCCGTGAAAGTCGAAACATGCGTATCGATTCTTGATACCTTCAGCACTCTTGGACGAAGCGGCATTGAGGCAAAGTTCAAGTCGGTTAAATCGTCTTTGGTTACGCATGCAAGAAATCTATTAACTTGTGGATTCATGAATTCAGGATTTGACTATATGTTATGTGTCGATGCCGATGTTGAGTTTGAACCCGAAGCTGCTTTACGCATGCTGGTGCCAAAGGAGTTTATGGTCTGTACACCGTACCGGGTTAAGGAAGATCAGATGAAGTACGCTGTTAAATTTAAAGATCCTGACAAGATAAAGATTCTGCCATGGGATATGGTTGAAATAGAGGAGGGTCCTGCGGGACTGATGCTTATTCATAGAACCGTGTTCGAAAGAATGATGAATAAATATCCTGAACTGAAGATTAATTTTGATGAACCTACCCGGAAGAAAATGAATCTGGAGATAGGCGCTAAAGAGGATGCCATTGATAAATATATGTACAATTTCTGGGACACATCATTTAGTTTAGAGACGGGTGCACATCATTTAGTTTAGAGACGGGTGAATGGAAGGGCGAGGATCTTTCTTTCTGTAAGCTGGCCAGGGACGCAGGATTCAAGATCTACGCGAACCTCGACTCATGGACCACGCACCACGGATCACGGGGCTGGAAGGGAAGATTCGGGGATTCATTGTTGAAAAAAGATATAGTAGATGATCCAAATAATCATGAGTATGAATAATGTTAAGTGAAAAACAAAAAGCATACAACAGGGCCTATTATCTTAAAGATCAGGAACATTGGAAGGCATATAGCAGAAATTATTATCATCGAAATAAAGAACAACGAAAAAAATACCGATTAAAGAATAAGGAAAAATTAAGAGAATATGATAAACAGTATTCTTTAAAAAATAAGGAAAAGAAGAAGGCTTATAGGTTAAGAACTAGAGAACACACAAGACAATGGCAAAGAGAATACTACCAAAAGAATAAATGTCTGATAAAGATAAGACGTTATTATAAAGATGAGGCAATAGCATGACGGTAATAGACAAAAAAGAGTTCAAGGCCCAGGAGAAATCCATGACGAAGCCAAAAGGACGGAAATGGGATGGAAGGTCAAGGATTGCTACAAAAAATTACAGGGATAATTATGACGCTATTTACAAAAGGAGGAAAAATGAGGGAAAGAATATATAAAGCCTTACTAGGACGCTATCAGAACCAGATGGAGGAAGCATTGCTCACGATTGATGCTCTTTTAGAAGGTCATATTCTGCCTGGACATGAGGATATAACAGGCAGCGTTGACAAATTACTGGATAAAGTAGCCAATGCGAAGGAAAAGATGGCAACATTGAGGCAATATTACGGCACAAATTAGACAATCCAACTACATATAGAGATGTGGGAGATTTTTTAAAAAAAAAAAAATAAAAAAAAGTTGAAAAAAAATGTCTTTTTGTCCAAATCGCAAATAAGTGTTGATTTTACTAGTCAAAGTGTGGACATTTTTTGGACATTTTTAGTCAAAATGGACATTATTTAATGTCCAAAGGCAAGAAAGGCCTACGCGCGCGCGTATCTCGAGTTTTTAAAACTATAAAAATCTCCCACATCTCTATATAGAGATGACTATGGAGAGATTTATTGATATGTTTAACCGGAAACATAATCCGGATTATTACTATGGCAAGAACACCCAAGAGGAGAAAACCAAGGAGAAAAAGACTCGTCGTAAACGCTACGCAACCAAACGATATCCCATATTCAAAATGCAGAATCGAGTGGATTGATATTGTATCAGATTCTGGGTGGGCTGATGAAAAACAATTTAATAAGATGAAAGTGGCAACACCAGTTAATGAGGGTTGGATATATTCTAAAGACAAGAATTATGTTAAGATATTTGCTTCCTATGACAAAGATGATGATGGTACGTTGACGTTTGGAGATAGAAGCATTATTCCTACAGCTTGCATTAGGAAGATAATTAAGTTAAACTAATGGTAATGTGGACATATCCATGGAAGGAGAAAAAAGTGGCTAAAAAGAAAAAGAAAAAAGCTAAAAAGAAGAAAAGTAAAGCTAAAAAGAAAAAGAGAAAATAGTGTTTAATCCTTTGAGCTTCCGTTTTGTTTTGACGGTAAGTGGGATTGCTTTGTTTTATTGTTTTCTAGTTTCTCAACTGTAGGGGTGACATTTAGAATTGGTGCGTAGTCGTCTAAAATTTGTTTCATTTTGGCTTCTAGTTCTTGTTCTGACATATCTTCTAATTTCCCATGTTTTATTATTTTTCGTTCTATGTATAATCCTGCTGCCTTGCCTCTATTGGTTTCAGCATTTACAGCAGAGGAAAAACTTCCTTTCTTTAAAGCGGCATTCTTTATACGAGCGAGTTCAGCAACATGGCCTTCATAAGTAACTTCATATTTCTTTAATCGTTCTTCTCTTAATTTTCCTATATATTGTACTACTAGTGGTGATAGTCTAGGATTTTGTAATTCTGATGCTTCCTGTGTTGCCCGTTTGGCACTATATCCTGCAATAGTCGCTGCCTCTCTACCTGTGACAGGCCCATCAGGTCCGCCAAATACTATAATTTCAGCGAATCGCATCTGCATTTCTGTTAATCTTTTCGGTACACCCATGGTTGACAATTTAAGGTAACATTGCTAAAAAGTCAATATGAATGATACAGGAGAGAAGGAAAATAGAGGAGATTTAGATCTGACTTTGCAGATCGAGAAGTTGCAAGAAAAATACAATAAGGAACATAAACTTCGTCAGGAGGCAGAGGGTGAATTAGTTATTGTAAAAGGAATTTCAGTACATAATTCTCCTGAGATGAGGGACGCCAAGGAAAGAATTAAGGAATTAGAGAATTCATTATCCATTGCATTAGAAATTAATGAGAGTCATCAAAGATATAATGGTAAGTTACAAACCAGAGTGACTGATTTAGAGGAAGATAATAAAAAACTTGCACATCAAGTTGAAGATATTAAAATGAATAGTGTGAGAAAAGCAGGATTGTAATGCGAACTACGGAGGAGATTATTGAAAACATCAAGCACGTATTGGAGGAGAAAGTTGCTCCTTCTGTTGCGAAGCATAATGGTGCTATTAATTTTATCAGTTTTGATGATGGTGTTGCTAGGTTAAAGCTATCAGGTAGTTGTAGTGGTTGTGCAATGTCACAAATAACATTGCAGAGAGGTGTTGAGAATATGCTCAAACACTATGTGCCAGAAGTGCAAGCTATTGTTGGTGAGGATGATGATAAAGCAAAAGAACAGGGCTATTCTCCCTATATACCTAGAGATGTTGAACCCGATTGGAAAAAATTAGTTAGAGAGAAATAATGCGTGTACAGGATTTACAACAGCTCTTGAGTGAGTTTACAGACAAATTAAAAGGCAATGCTATTAGTGATGCCAAGATATATGTTGCAAAGGATGGTTATTTAGAAGAGATAAGAAGAATCGAGGTGCATGAAAATAATATAATTGGTAAAAGACCAAGTGCTGGAATAAGATTGGTAATGAAGACCATGAATGAAAAAAGAATTATATTGCCCCCAGGCATGGTGAAAGATTATTAAGGAGGAAAAATGTTAGAACTAACCGAGGAACAAAGGAAGCAAATATTGGAATATCTTGCAAGGCGACCGTATGTTGAAGTCGCTCCTTTGATTTCTATGCTAGCTTCTTTGAAGAAAAAGAAGAGCGATAAGAACGGCGATGTTACCCCTAAAAAGTAGTGACGCCTGAGTCAAAATTATACCAAGATCTAAAGAAAGAAACGTGTTCCATTGTATGGAATCGTATTGAAAATCTTAGCATTGTTGGTATGCCCGATGTGTTGGGATATAATACAAATCATAAATTTTTCACTGTTGAACTGAAAGTCATTAAGGGGAATAAAATCAAATTCTCACCACACCAAATTGCCTTCCATAAGACCCATCCACAGAATACTTTTATCCTGGTCCGGACCCGTGATCAACGGTCCATGAAACTTGTTCCAGGGTCCGTGGCGCTTGGAGCTTGGCGCTTTAATTCTGGATTCTTTATTGCTGATTCGTGGATCGGGGTTCAGGAATCTTTTGAACAGATCTTTTAGTGCTTGGCGCTTGAAGCTTGGCGCTTGAAGCTTGAGGCCTGGCGCTTGACGCTTGCGGCTTGGAGCTTGAAGCTTCCTTCTTTATTCTCTTGTAATAGTTTGGATGATGCCAGGCGAAAGTCATTAGTGTTTGGCGTATGTAACATTTTTAATAGATCTGGTCCAGCATCTCCGGCAGCTTTTGCACTTGCCGCCCTGGTCCGGGGCTGGACATGTTTTATCCTTTCTATCAGTGACAGTCGACGTCCAGGGCCATGATCTAGAGGCTGCGCCATTGACTTTGGTAGCTGATAACCTAATAACTAAATTTTTTGGAATGACGTCCGGGTCCATCAGGGCCAGGAGCTTAGCCTCGCGCGTCGGGAGCCAGTGTTGTGTATCCGGTGTTTGTTTACATACTTCTAGAATGTTTTTTAAATGTTGAGCGCCTTGCAGGTCGCCAGAGTCGTGCCAGCGGAAGTACTTGCGGCCCTTCATTAAGGTCACCATTGCCGCGGTCCATGATTCATGGGCCAGGGCAGCCAGACGGCGCGCCATTGCTTTTTTGGTTGTTTTAAATCTGTGCCATTGCTTTTTTGGTTGTTTTAAATCTGTATCGTCCCTTCATTGCATAGCATCCATGGCACGTGGTGCCTGGTACACGGGCCAGGATCTGGCCGGTTATGCATGCGGCTGCTGGGAGGTTGATTGAGTAGCAGGGCATTTTACCCGGCGTGCTCAGGCCTCCAACTATTTCGTTAGCTTCCTTTTTTAACATAAGCATAATTTGGTGAAATCAATTTTATTTTGGTTAATTCCATTTCCGAACCCTCGTGCAGCTTGCGGCTGTGATTTAAAATCATATCAACCTTGGATCTAATTTCAGTATTAGAGAAATTTTTTTCATCTAACCACTGGATCACATCTACCAGAACGTCGTCCTGCTTCTTTAGTAATTTAATTGTATTATCAAATGACATATTATTCCTTTCTAATTTTATTCTATATTTTAATTATGTCTTTTTCGTGGCGCTTGAAGCTTGATGCTTGAAGCTTATTGTATTGGCCGCGTGCAGGTCTTCCGGCTTGACGCTTGCAGCTTGGCGCTTGGAGCTTATTTCTTTTAAATACTTTTCACAGCTGCGCACGTACGCCGGGCTCAGATCCCTGTGGTCACATATGAAGTAATTTAATAAATTATTGTGTTTGGATCTAATCTTCATTTTTTCTTCTTTTCCTTCCATTTCTTGAATTCTTCCTGTTCCGCGTGCTCGAAGCTTGCTTCTTTGACCTCGGCTTCAATAACATAACTTTGAATTCCCATTATTGTAGACCAGTTTTTAATTTTCATTAAACGAGAAATAATTCTCATTTTTAGATGGTCATTGTAATATTGGTCCAGGTCTTTTTTTCGGTCAGTTCGCATAATATTCCTTTCATTAAAGTTAAAATTTCATCCTATATCATCTGGGAGCTCTTGTCAAGCTTGATGCTTGACGCTTGAAGCTTGTATTTTTAATTTTATTTATTCTTAGCGTGCGCAGCTGCGAGCCAGACAGCGTCCTGCCGCCGTTAATGTTTAAAAAACTCTCAGGCCGCATGATGCTGCCATCATGGGCCTGGTATAAAAATGAATACTTAGATTCTTTTTTTAGCATCGTTGAACTTATCTATTTCATGTTTTACTGTTTCAAAATCATGAGTTAATTTTCTTAAAAGATTTTTTGAACTTTCAAT